TTCAGGACTATCCACTCAGGCAATCAAGCCTGCTATGTGGAAGGTCAGAAACTTACAGGGGATTCAATGATGAACAGGCGAGATTTACTAAAGGGCACGTCCTGCGTGGCATTGGTCGGCATTCCTGCTATTGGGGAAGCAATAGAAAAGCCATTGGTGATGCATCAGGACGCACAAGCCAGTCTTTCTATTCATCACATAACACCTAACCTTATGGTTAGGGAGTTTCATATGCTGTTGGAGCGGTCTGATGTTTTATTTGCGGGGAGAGCAGTTGATGCCAAGTTAGGCGATATGGTTCATGGATACTTTGATCGCATTAATCATTCTGAAACAATGCTTGATAAGCAGGAGTGCATTGATGTCAAGTTCCCTGCATCTGATCTGGCGTTAGATTTAGACACGTTCTCTGATAAGTATATTCAGCCAGCAGCAAATATCATTATCAAAGGACTGAAATCACACGGGAAGCGGATAGTATGCGCGGCATTGCCAATCAATAGTGAACACCAGAGAACATTTGATCGTAGCGGTGTAGCAGTAAGGTCCGACATGCAGTACGACATACGATCTGATGACGTAGTTGCACGATTCGATGTGCTTTACGGAACCGTAACGAAATCAAAGGCATAAAGATTAAGATAACATTATGGCTAACGGCAAAGCAGGACCACCTAAAGGAAGTAAGAACGCATTCAAGGGTAATGAGTGGTCAAAGTCCTTAAAGCGCGCTATGGCTCGACTCTCAGCCTCTGAGGGCGATGCACAAGTATCATGGCGTAGAGGGCTTGATAAGGCAGCGGATAAGGTAGTAGCCGCAGCATGTGAAGGCCAAAAGGACGCATGGCAAGAGATAGCCAACAGAATCGAAGGTAAGCCAGGCCAAAGCGTTGTATTAAGTGGTGATCCTCATAACCCTATTGGCTTTATTGAGCGTCGCACAATCAAACCGGACAAATGAGAACTCTGTCGATTGACACAGCAGATGCATTCATTCCCTTGTGCAAGCCAGCACGATACAAGGGAGCATGGGGAGGGCGCGGTTCTGGTAAGTCTCATTTCTTCGCAGAAAAGCTCATTGAAGACTCATTAGCAGAGCCAGGTGACTTTGGAGAAGGACTCAGAAGCGTTTGCATGCGTGAGGTGCAGAAGGATCTGGCACAATCATCGAAGCTATTGATTGAGTCGAAGCTGGAAAGGTTTGGCGTCACAGCAGCGGATGGCTTCAAGGTCTATAGAGACTGCATAACCACACCTAAAGACGGCATTATCATATTCAAGGGCATGAACGACTACACGGCCGAAAGCATTAAGAGCCTGGATGGATTCAAGCGCGGATGGTGGGAGGAAGCGCAAACCGCTACAGCCCATAGCCTTAAGCTCTATCGTCCAACACTTCGTATTGATGGTGCTGAACGCTGGTTCTCATGGAATCCACGCAGAAAGACTGATCCCGTTGATGTATTGCTGCGCGGACCTGAATTACCGACTGGTGCTGTGGTTGTCAGGGCTAACTGGCGAGATAATCCATTCAGGCCGGCAGAGCAGGAATTAGAGCGCAAAGACACATTAAGAACCGATCCTGACCAGTATCCTCATGTTTGGGATGGCGAGTATGTAAGTCTTATCGAAGGTGCTTATTACGCCAAATGCATTACGGCATCAAAAGCTGCTAACAGGGTAGGTCGTGTAGCGGCTGATCCATTGATGACATATCACGCATTCTTTGATATTGGCGGAACGGGCGCAAAGGCTGATGCTGTTGCAGTATGGATAGCTCAGTTCATCGGCAAGGAAATACGTGTTCTGAATTACTATGAGGCCGTCAGTCAGCCATTGGCAACACATCTTAGCTGGATGCGTGAAGAGGGCTATAAACCCGGCAATACAAAGATATGGCTACCACATGACGGAACTCAGGGCGACAAGGTGTATGATGTATCGTATGAGTCTGCGGTCAGAACAGCACAATATGAGGTTGAGGTTGTACCGAATCAGGGTAAGGGTGCTGCCAAGATGCGTATTGAGTCTGGTCGCAGGTACTTTCCTTCGATATGGTTTAATGAGGACACGACATCAGGTGGTATAGATGCTTTAGGTTGGTATCACGAGAAGAAGGATGAGGCCAGAGGTATAGGGCTTGGTCCTGAACACGACTGGTCAAGTCATGGCAGTGATGCCTTCGGTTTAATGTGCGTTGCAGCGGAGCAGATATTCAATGGAACAAAACCAGTTACTAACCCATACAAAGGATTCCAAGGCGGATATGCAGCGTAGATGCGGAGAACAGTACGGTATGTTCTATGACCGAAAGGGCGATTTATTTCGTGATGGAGTTGACCCACGGAATTATCATGGACGATTTGTATACCGGTCGAAAGTAAGGGTTATGGATTGGACGCATGCTAGTGATTGTTGGGCCGCATTCAGTGACAGACCGTGTACTTGTAGGGATAATCTCAATGGATAAGGTAGACAAACGCACCAAGGAATACCGCAAGTTCAATAACAAGAAGGATATTCTCAATAATGCCCGTGATCGCTATAAGGTTATGGCAGAGGATGACCGTCACAACAGAATTGATGCACTTGAGGATATTCGCTTCGTAAACCTTCCCGGTGCTCAATGGTCCGAGAACATGAAGACGGATCGCGGCAATCGACCTTGCTACGAATACAATAAGACTCGAATACGCTGTAAGCGCGTTGTTAATGACATGCGTGATAACCGACCATCAGGAAAGGTTCGCGGTGTTGAAGGCGGCGACGTTGAGGTTGCTGAGATATACGGGGGTCTGATTCGGAATATCTTTAACGTATCGCACGCTGATAACGCTACTGATTACGCTGCCGAATATCAGGTAGAAGGCGGGATGGGCTGCTGGCGAGTTAATACGCGGTACTCACACGACACAGCCTTTGAACAGGATGCTGTGATTGAAGGCATTGAGAACCCGTTCAGTCTGTACTGTGATCCATCGGCCAGGGAGTTTATGAAGCGTGACGCCAAGGATTGGATACTGACTATTCGTATGTCACACGCTGACTTTGAGGAAAAGTATCCTAAAGCAGAGAAGAGTGATTTTCAGTCGGACAATGAGTTTGAGGACGATTACGATGACGAATGGACTGATGAAGAAACCGTTCGTGTTGCTGAGTATTGGTATAAGAAGCCTATCCAAAAGGAAATATGGCAGGTAGAGATGCCTGATCCAGAGACGGGCGAGCCTAAACTGTTGGTCGTTGATTCCACATCGGATGAAGCCAGAGGCATTAAGCCCGCTTTGATCAAGAATAAAAGGCTTGTAGACACACACGACATTATGATGGTGGTTGTATCGGGGGCTGATGTCTTGGAAGGTCCGGTTAAGTGGGCGGGCAATAAGTTCCCGTTCGTCATGATTTACGGTGAGTACAAGGTCATTGAGGGCCGAACGTATTGGTGGGGTCTGCCTAGATTCGCCAAGGATGCACAGCGCAACTACAATATCTCTAAGACAGCGATTGCAGAGACGATTGCTCAGGCTCCAAAGGCTAAGTTCTGGGCTACTTCTAAGCAAGCGGCAGGGCATACCGATGAATGGGCTGAGGCTGATCGAAAGAACTTCCCGTTCCAACTCTATGAGGCTGACCCGCAAGCACCGGGAGCCCCACAGAAGATGGGCGGCGCTGATGTTCCTGTCGCTCTATTACAGCAAGCGGCAGTCGATAACGAAGACCTAAAAGACGTTATGGGACTTCCAGATGAGTCTATGGGTGATCGTGGCTCAACCGTCTCAGGTCGTGCTATTTACGCCAGACAACAGCAGGGCGCGGTCGCTACCTTCAACTATCAGGATAATATGGCGAAGGGTGTTGAATACACTATGGAACTATTGATTGACCTTATTCCTGAGATTTACGACACAGAGCGTGAATTGAGGATATTGGGCGTTGATGGTGGCGAAGATTACAAGAAGATTAACCAGATTGTATTCGACCCAGAGACTCAGAAGTCTGTTCGCGTCAACGATATGGCGATGGGTAAATATGACGTTACTGTGACGACAGGCCCATCCTTTAGCACTCAACGTCAGGAAGCGGCTGAAATGTACGCAAGTCTGACGCAAGGCAATCCTGAGATTATGGGTATTGCCGGCGATCTTATATTCAAGGCTCACGACCTGCCCTTTGCTGATGAGATAGCCGAAAGACTGAAGGCTATGCTGCCACCACAGATTCAGGCAACGATGCAGGATGATGGTCAGGAGTTACCGCCAGAGGTCATGCAAGCAATGCAGCAGGCAGAGCAAGCTATGGCACAGGCTCAGGAATACGGTCAACTGGTGCAGGCGGCTGCATCTGAGCTTGAAGGCGATAAGGGCGAGATCGAGAGGGCTAAGTCTGAGGTCAAGACTGAGATTGCCAATCTGCGCGCGGATAAGGCGGAGTTTGATGCTCATATTGCCGAAAAGATGAGCGCTCTTATTCAGAAAGAAGCAGGACTCACGGTTAAGGATGCTGGCCTACAGAAGAAGGAGGCGGAGTTTACCAACACAGTGACGCAGGTTGATTTGAGCAATTCAGAGGCTACAGGCAAGGGTTTACAGTCTTTGACGAGTATTGATGATGTGTTGTCTAACTTCATGCAGTCTGCTGATAACGCCGTGGGCAATGTTCAGAACCAACTTGAACGGTTACAGAATAGAAAGCCCGTAGGCGGTACAACGAAGCGAATTGGTGGTAAACTTGTCGCTAACGTACAATTTGATGATGGCAGTGAGAAGAACATTACTGCGGTCAGAGATAAAGGTGGCTTAACCATAGTCCCTGAATAACATTCGCCGGGAGGCGCAACACTACAAGGGTGTATCCATGTCAGAAGTAGTCGAGGATCTTGAACCTCAAGCAGATGCAAACGCAAGTCCTGATGACCGATACGCAGATGATAAGTCTGTTGATACGTCAGTAAACGCGGTAGTAGAAACTGATAAGGCGGATGCCGAACCAGAAGACGTTACCGAAGAACAGGAAAGCGAAGTCGAATCATCACCGGCTGTCGAAGAAGACGACAATAAACAAACTGATTCGCTTGACGACACCGAATACGGTGCCAAGGTCAAGGGCAGGATTGATAAGCTGACCACGAATTTCAGGGAATCTGAACGGGAAGCGGATGCACTTAGAGAGCAATTGGCTGCTGCTGAAAAGCGACTGGCCGAGGTTCCACAAGCAGCACCCAAAACCCTTGCAGACTTTGAATATGACGAAGGACAGTACCGGGATTATCTGTTTACTGAGGCGACTGATCGAGCTACCAAAGCTGCTGAGAAGGTTGTCATGGGTCTACACGACAAGACCGAAGCTGAAACTCTCACATCAAAGTTTACTGAAAGAGAGACGGCTTTTGAGGCAAAAGACTATCATCAGGTTACGAGAAATCCAGACTTGAAGATTAGTAACGCGATGTTGCAAGAAATGAAGATGAGTGATGTTGGAGCAAATATGTTCTACTTTCTGGGGAAGAATCCGGATGAGGCATCACGCATAAACCAGCTTGCACCACGCGATGTTGTTAGAGAGATGTACAAGCTCGAAACAACCATTATGTCTGAGAAGTCGAAAACTGGGAAGAAGGTCAGTAACGCACCTCCGCCGCCCCCAAAGATAGACAAGGGCAACGAAGGTCAGCGTAAGAAGATAACCGATGCCGGTTTATCAGATGCTGATTTTGCAAAAATGCGGAGGAAACAAATAGCGCAACGTTAAGGAGAAATTAACGTGGCTAATACCCTCTCAGTTATTGACATGGTTGCAAGAGAGTCGCTTCGCATTGCACATGAGAAGTTGAGTTTTCTTGGTACCATTGACCGAAGTTACGATTCGTCTTATGCCAAAACAGGCGGTAAGATCGGTGATACGCTTCGTGTCAGAAACCCTAACCAGTACGTTCGTCGCAAGGGATCGCGAGTCATGGACGTGCAAGAGCAAGACGAAAGCACACAGCCAGTAACCGTTGCCATCCAGGACGGTGTTGATATGAAGTTCAACTCAGCCGAGTTGTCTTTATCTATTGATGAGCTTTCACGACGTTATATTGATCCGGCCATGAGTGTTTTGGTATCCGGTATCGAATCTGATGTATTGCAGTCTGTAACCAAAGATGTCTATAACTTTACGGGTACGACTACCGAAGTTGTTGGCGCTACGGATTTGGATGCTGTATCTCAGGCACGAGCCAAGCTGAATCAGAACCTCGCTCCCAAAGACGAAAATCGTTGCATCCAGGTTGATTCTGTAACGATGGCTTCTGTTGTTGGTGGTGGTCGCGCTCTGTTCCACGATGGCAAGCAACTGTCTACGGCATTCAAGGAAGGTTATCTTGGACGCTTTGGCGGGACTAACTTTTATGAGAATGACCGCACGTATGCTCATACTAGCGGCACCGACCACACGACCGTTGATGTTGACGCCGCCGTATCTGATGGTGATGAGCAAGTAACGCTTGCCGGTGGTGTTTTAACCGTTGGTGATACGTTCTCGATTGCTGGTGTCAAACAGGTTCATCCTGAGACGAAAGCAGCGTATGCACACGACCAACAGTTCGTTGTCACGTCGATTATCACAGCATCAACAGTCTACGGAATCAGCCCACCGATCCGCACGACTGGCGCGAAGCAGAATGTAGATCATCTGCCTTCAACCAATGATGTCGTGACCGTCTACGCTGGCGATTCAGTGGCCTACCAGTCAAACCTGATGTATCACAAGGATGCATTTACGTTTGTTACGGCGGATCTTCCTATTATGGATGATGCGATCCGATGTGTGCGCCGCATGCAAGACGGATTGAGTGTCAGGGTCTGGCAGGGTAGTGACATCAGGAATGATGAATTGCTGCTTCGGCTGGATATTCTTTACGGCTCTAAAACTCTGCGTCCTGAATGGGCTTGCAGGGTTAATAACTAGGAGATCACTATGACTATTGCAACTAATAGAGAAGCACTTGATAACGGTTCTCCCAGTGGCTGTCGTGTACGCGGTCTTGCTCGGCAGGTAATTTCTGGCGCAGGAGCAACACGTACCTTAACGGCTGCTGAGTCTGGGGCTGTGGTTCTGTTTGATGCAGGAACCGGTCAGGCATTTACCTTGCCTGCTATCGGTGCTAATGACATTGGTATGGAGTTTGACTTCCTTACCACGGTCATTGGAACGGCTGCTTATTCGGTCATTACGGATGCTGCTACTACCTTCATTGGTGGTGGTCTTTTTGCAGCAAACGCAACGGCTGATGCTTCGGACCTGTTCGCGGCTGACATTACCTCGACAGTGAGGATTGACCTCGACGCCGCTACTACGGGCGAAGAAGTTGGTACGCAGTTCACGCTGACTGCTCTGAGTACGACTACTTGGGGTGTTGGTGGATACACTGCCAACACTGGTGCTGCAAGTACACCGTTCGCATAAGAAAACGGGGTCGGCTTTCGGGTCGGCCCCTCTTAGGAGATGATTATGACGACTGTTCTGCAAGTCATTGACGATTCATTAAGGGAACTGAACGTA